TGTTGTACGAAATAATATTGAAATAGATAATTGTGAAATAGAGTGGTTAAGTGGCACAGAAGAAATATCTAAAGCAGATATAAAAGCTGAACAAAAAAGATTACAGGATATTGAAGATGGTAAATAATCCTTGTCCTGATTGTGGTTCTTTAAGAAAAGAAGATTGTGCTTGTCCTGATGAATGTGAATCATGTGGTGCATAGATGCCATCAATCAATGATAGAACAGAGATAGGGTTACCCCTTAAAAATCTTATTGGTTTATTAGGAGCAGTAGCTACTGCTGTGTGGGCTTATTTTGGTATTATAGAAAGATTAAATAATATTGAAACACAAGGTAAGTTAATGGTTGCTGATGTGGAAAAGAATACAGAGTTTAGAATTAAATGGCCGAGAGGTGAGATGGGTTCATTACCAGCAGATGCACAACAAGATATGTTGATTGAATTTATGAGTAGTCAAGTTGAGGGTATGAAAGAAGAAATGGAATCAATGATGTCTAATACAGTAAATATAAAAAGAGCTCAACAAGACATAGAAAAAATGATTAAAGATATAGAAGATTTAAAAAACAAAGTGAGGGCAAATGGAAGTCATTAGTATTATAGTTATGTTTATATTTGGGAACATGAATGATACTGAAGATAGACTAACGCAATATGTTCCAATGGAATCTTTATCTTCATGTATGAAAGAAGTACGATTATTAAAAAGAGATAAGAAATTTCAGAAAGATGCTTTCTGTTCCCCATCATTAGTAGAAATGAAAGATGGAGTAGTTGTTACTCTACATAGTGAATTGCCTGAAGGAGCAATATTAGTTGATAAGAAGGTATCTAAACAAGCATTAAAAGAATGGACATTAAAAGCAAAAGAAAAATGGGAAAAATCAAAAGATTAATGTTTAGTTATGTAATATTAATGACAGCTAATATGTATGGTTGTTCTATGTATGATGGTATGTCTATGAAACCTCATAAGACTACTGTATCTACAACAACAAGTATGACAGATATTGATAAAGGGGATAGTGATAAAGACCAAGAAAAAAGTTCTCTTGGTTTAACTGTTAAACAAGAATTTATATGGAGAGATAAATGAATGGTATGAAATTTAACGCTGCATTAATTTTTGCTATACTCTTACAAGCAGTAGCTTTGGTATGGTATGTTTCAAAGATTGATAGTCGAGTAAATATTTTATATGAAAAGTATGAGGTAGATTCAGATGCAGAAGTTGTAGAGAATCAAGTTCGTATGAAGTTAGCTATTGAAACTTTAATAGAAGAAGTAGAAGAAATACAAACAGAATTAGATAAAGCTAGAAATAAAGATAAGAAAATAATGAAACAACACAAAGAAATATTTGAATTATTACAAAATGGTACAGATAATTCTTCATCATATGATTAAGATATGGTTAATGATAATGTTTATTTCTGGTATAAATTATCCTTCAGTTAAATATCAAACAATAATATATAAAACAGAAGAAGAATGTGTCAATGCTTTAGCTGATTACTTTAACTATTATGAAAAAAAATCAGATGCTTATAAATTAGAAGTAGTTACTGATGCTCATTGTTTAGAGTTTGAATCTTTCCCTATAAAAGGATTAAAACTTACTAGAACATAGACAAAACCTAATACTATTGTTATAATCTTATATGACTTGGCGTTATAAAATATATAATGGCGATAGAATAACTGACGAAGGTACTTCTAGTACCAAACCAAGTATTCATATGGAACCTCACCCTAATTGGATAGTAAATAAAACTGATAAAGGTGATATCGTTTCTATAGAATATCAACCACCAAAAATTAAAATAATCTACGAAGAAATAATACATACAATTAAGGAGGATTTAATATGATAGATAAAGAAGCTGTAGATATTATGGCAAAGACTTTATATGGTGAAGCAAGAGGAGAAGGTGAAGAAGGTATAATAGCAGTAGGTAATGTTATTAAGAATAGAGTTAAAAAGAAAACTTGGTATGGTAAAACTATAAAAGATGTTTGCCTCAAAGCATGGCAATTTAGTTGTTGGAATCATAATGACCCAAATTTTAAAACTATCTCATCACTCGACAAACGGAATAAGACTTTTGCTAAGCTATTAAAAACTGCTGAACAAATTTTAAACAATGAATTTAAAGATAATACTAAAGGTTCAACACACTACCATACTTCAAGTATTAAACCGAAATGGTCCAAGGGTTTGACACCTGTCGTAACTATTGGTAATCATCTTTTCTATAATAATGTGAGGTAATATGGTTTTAGGTTTATTAGGTAGCTTAGTAGGTGGAGGTAAGATTAGTAAATCTATCTTAGCTACTGGATTAAAAGTAGTAGATGAACTCTACGAATCAGATGAAGAAAAAAAAATAGCACAGCGAACACTAGCTGAGATAGATGCAAAGCTAAAAGAAAAACAGATAGAAGTAAATATAGCTGAAGCTAAACATAAAAGTTTATTTGTTGCTGGTTGGCGCCCATTTATAGGGTGGATATCTGCAAGTGCTTTAGCTTTTAATTTTATCGTAGCTCCTTGTATGGAATGGTATATAGCTTTTGCTCAACTAGATATTACATTACCTAATATTTCTTTAAATGAATTATATCCAGTTATTCTTGGTATGCTCGGTTTAGGATTCGCTCGCTCCTACGAAAAAACCAAGAAAGTAGATGACAGGCATTAATAAAAAAATTGCTTTAGTTATAGGTGATAGCCATGATTCTCCTAAGATTAGTAAGGAGAGATTTTATTGGATTGGTAAACACGCTGCTATTTTAAAACCTGATATTATTATTCATATTGGAGACTTATCTTCTTTTGATTCTCTTTGTCATTTTCTTCCTGATGATACTTATACTGCTAAAGTTACTAAACCTTTATATGAAGAAGATATGCTTAGCTTACAAGAAGCATTGTTTGAATTGGATAAAGGATTGGGTGATTATAATGTTAAGAAAGTTTTATTAGAAGGTAATCACGAATATAGATTACATAAATACGCAGATAAAAATCCACCAGTTTTTGGTATGCTACAAAAAAGATTCTATGAAGTTATGGAATCATTCAACTGGGAGCATATAGAAATGAGCAAGATGTATAATTTTCATGGCGTTAATTTTACTCATGTTCCAATAAATGCTATGGGTAAGGCGTATGGTGGTGTTAATGCAGAAAGAAAGATAGCTACTGAAACTCAATGTGATTTAGTCTTTGGACATTCTCATAGATTTCAAGATGTAAGAGTACCAGTCTTAGGTTCGCCATTAGCTTACAGGAGAGTAGTTAATGTTGGTTCTTCTATGCCACATGGTCATATAGAAGAATATGCTAAACATAATTTATCAGGTTGGACTTGGCAAATTACTGAGATTCGTATATGGGATAATCATATACAAGAAGTCAATTCGATTTCTATGCAAACACTTGAACAACTTTATAAAAGGAGGAAAAAAAATGTACTATCCAATTAAACCTAGAGGCAATCGTAAAGTAATTAATACTTATGTCTTTCATAAATCATTTAATGATAAACATATTAATAGAATTAAAAGTTTATTAAGTGATAAGTGGAATAAAGCTGAAGTAGAAACTGGTGATTCAGGTCGTTATAAATCTGATATAAGAATCAATGAGGAACAGACATTAATACCTGATAAAGATGGATTTCCATATACACAAATATCTAATGTAGTATCTGAACTTAATAGAGATTGGTGGAACTTTGATGTTACTGGTTTTAATTTAATAACTGACCATCCATCAGTATTTAAGTATAGTGTTGGTGGTAAATTTGATTGGCATTATGATTTTACACATAGTGAACCAACTAGAAAACTTGGTTTTTCATTACAACTTTCTAATTCATCTGAATATGAGGGTGGTAATTTAGAATTTTTTGGACATAACTTTGATGAAAAGAGTAGAGAGAAAGGAACTTTAATTTTATTTCCTAGTTATGCTTGGCATCAAGTAACAAAAATAACTAAAGGAACTAGACTAGCTATGGTTGGTTGGGTTCATGGTCCAAGTTTTCAATAAGCATATCTATTATATGCTTAGCTTTTTCTAAGTCTTCTTTTCTATTTCCCTTCTGTCGTAGGAGATATTGTATTATATCTCCTTCGGCTTTAGGTATTTTATTAGCTATAAAAAATTCCATTGGTTGTATTTTCCACCCTAAGTAGTGGTTACCACCTATTTGTTTATCAAAACTACTCATTTAAACCTCCATATTTGCCTCCTGAGAGGGTTTTTCTTATTAAGTAGGGTAGCAGTAGGTACGGAGAAGGAAACCTACTGTCGCTACCCTTTAACTTGCTCAAGGAAACAAGTATTTATATACTTATTTCTTGAATACTGATTTGTCAAAACTTTCCATTGTAACATCTGATACAATGATGAGTAGAATCATCTTTATAATATCCATAGTTTGTAGGTAAATAACTAATCATTAAATCTTGATGATATTTTTTTCCACATGAATCACAAGTATAAAATTTAATGTTATCCCTTTTATTCCTAGGTTTTATAAGTTTAAGATTTAGTTTATGTACTTTATTCATATCTCTTTCTCCATATATAAGATACTCTATCCCATAATAATCTAATTTTAATCTGTTCTCTTGTCTTTGGTTCTCTTAAAGCTCTGCGATTTAATTTTTTTA